TAGCAGACATGGCCAAAAGTTACGGAAAAAATAACAATAATAAGAGTAACGAAATAAACACCGACGACCTAACTAACGCTAAGGATAACTTTAAGAACGATAAGTCACACTGGTCTAAACCTTATCAGGTTGCCAAGGAAGACTTGTTTTTCCTATCTGATGACCCAATGGCACAGTGGGAAGCGGTTGATTACCGTTCAAGAACAGAATCTGCTAGACCAGCCCTTACAATTGACATGCTAGGACAGTTTATTCACCAGACAGTGAATGACATCCGTATGAACACACCATCAATTAACGTTATCCCAGGTGGTAACGAAGCTACACAAGAAACTGCTGAAGTTTACAAGGGCCTAATTAGAAACATTGAATACGCATCTGCTGCTGACGATGCATATGATAACGCAGTTAACTATTCGGTTAAATGTTCTATTGGTTTTATCCGTGTTGACCATGACTACGTTGATGATACTTCCTTTGAACAGGAATTAATGATTAAACGTGTGGTTAACCCACTAGCTGTTTATATAGACGGCGCTAGTATCGAACCTGATGGTCGTGATGCTAAGCGCGCTACAATCATCGAACAAATGTCAGTAGCCGCATTTAAGGCTAAATACCCAGGTAAGGAAGTGTCTTGCTTTGAAGATAGCAATGAACGCCTAGGTGACTATTCTGATGATGAAAAGGTAAGTATTGCTGAACAGTTCACTATTGTTGAAGAAGATTCAATGATAGCTATCGACCATGACGGTAACCCGGTTGATTACGATGAAGGTGCTGACCAAGAAAGCTATGCAAATACACGTAAGATTAAGAAGAAGAAAGTCCTAAGACGTTTATGGTCTGGTAAGGAACTACTAGAAGAAACAATATTCCCTGGTAAATACATCCCAATCGTCCCGGTATATGGCGAAGAAGCTTGGCATGATGGCAAGCGTAGTATCTTCAGCCTAATTCGCAAGTCCAAGGGCGCACAGCAGATGTATAACTACTGGAAGTCGTTAGAAACTGAACTTCTAATGAAGCAACCTAATGCTCCTGTAATGGCTAGAGCTGGTCAGGTGGAAGATTATGCTGAAGATTGGCAAAACCCACAGAAGTCAATGGTGCTTCGCTATAAAGGTGAAGACGAAAACGGCAACCCACTACCACCACCTGAAAGACTTGCGCCGCCAACAGTGCCTACTGGTATCGTTAACGCATCACGCGAAACAATTGACGATATTAAGGCTACGATGGGGCTATACAATGCAGCATTAGGTGCCAGGTCCAATGAAACATCTGGTGTTGCTATTAACCAACGTAAATTAGAAGGTGACGTAGCTACATATCACTTTGGCGATAACTTAATGAAGTCCATCACGCAGGTTGGACGTATTTTGGTTTGTGCTATCCCAGAAATATATGACACACAGCGTGTATTAAGAATAATAGACGAAGAAGACGAGCCTAGTCAGGTTGGTATTAACGGCGCTATGGCTGAAGAGCAGGAAGAAACGTTTGACCTATCACAAGGCAAATATGACGTGAAGGTTATCGCTGGTACGACGTTTACAACACGTAGACAGGAAACAGTTCAAGCTATGACTGAACTATTCCGTGGTGCACCTGACCTAATGTCTATCATGGGCGACATCTACTTCAAGAACAGTGACTTCACTGGTGCAGAAGCAATGGCTGAACGCATGAAGAAAGCTATGGACCCTAAATTCGTTGAAGAAGAGGGTGAAGTAGACCCAGAAATGCAAGCTATCCACGCTGAATACGAACAAGCCATCCAGATGCTACAGGGCGAACTAGCAGTAGTGCAGAAAGAATTAGGCGATAAGCGTGCTGAAATAGAAGTCAAGATGGTTGGCGAACAGAATAAAGCCACAGCAGCGCAGGCTAATAACGAATTAAAAGCTATGGAGCTGCGTATCAAAGAAATGGAGCTTCAGATAGACGAAGCCAAGTTATCGGCTGACATTGAACTGAAAGCCCGTGAATTACAGCTACGTGAAGCTGAATCAGCAGAAAAACTAAGAATAGAAGAAGAAAAAGTTAGGGGCAAAATCCTTAACGATAAAGGCAACCTGCAACTAGATGAACAGGAATTAGCCGCAGAAATACTTACCAGCCAACAAAAGCTGGCCTTGGAAGAGGAAGCGTTGCTACAGCAACAGCTAGTAGAAGAATTGGACGTGGTGTCCAATACACTAGACAGCGTGTCAGTGTTAGACCAAGACGATGGAGAACTATAATGAGTGAAGTAAACGTAGAAGTTACAGAAGAGAATACAGAAGCAGTGGAAGTGCCCGCAGAGGCAGAAGCTGTGGAAGTCGAAGCCCAAACAGAACAGGTTGAAGAAGCTGTTGAAGGTGACGAGCAAGAAGCTGCACCAGAAACAGTAGAAGAGCCGTTTCCTAATAAGGCTAAAAACGCTATTGCGCGACGCAATCGCAAGATAGCAAAACAAGCTGCTGAAATTCGTAGATTGACGGAGCAGGCAAACAGTGCACCACAAGCAAAGCCTTCAAATGAAGTCCCTAATATGGACGATTTTGAAACTTATGACGAATATGTACTTGCTATGCAAAATCATAATATGGATACCAAGTTCGCAGAGCGCGACAAAAGGCAAGCAGAAGCTAGACAAGCTGAACAAGACCAGCAATGGCAGGCTGAAAGACAAGCATCAGTCGCTGAACAAGCCCAGAAGATGATTGAGGAATTTCCTGATTATCAAGAAGTATTGGCTGAAAACGGTGACATTATTGATGATTTTTCGCCAGAGTTGCAACAGTTGTTCCTTGAAGCAGACAACGCCCCATTAGCATTTTATTCGATGGCCAAGAATGGAACATTAGATAGCCTTCTTGATATGACACCGATGCAAGCTGCAATGGCCGTTGGACGTGCGATTAGTGCTGCACCGACCGCGCCGCAACCGGTTAAACCAGTAAGTAAAGTGAGTAAAGCTCCTAAGCCGATGCGTGGTGTATCTGGCACAGGGGAAAACAGTAATAATCCAGTAGACATGGACCCTGAAAAGCTCATGGCCTGGATAAATAGCTAAATAAAGGAAAAAGAAAATGGCTAATGTATTTAATACATCAAAAGACGCACCAGGTATTATTGCCAAGGCTGCGGCGAAAATGTTGGCTGATGAACTTCAATTCGTGAAGTCTATCGCTAAAGCTGACGAAAAAGACTACAAAGGAAAGAATGGTTACAGCGCTGGTGATACAATCTACGTATCAAAGCCTGCACGTTTCATTCCACAGACTACTTTTGACATTACTTCATCTCAGCAAGACATCGTTGAAGAAAAAGTTGCTCTAACTCTAGATACTATTTCTACAGTTGGTGTTAACATTGATTCAAGTCAGTTTGCTTCTGAAATTGATGTTAAAACAGTAATCAAGCGCGTTGTTAAGCCTGCTATGAGCTCAATCGCTCAAGACGTAGAGCAGCGTTTCCTAGAAAAAGCTACTGATGCTACATTTAACAGTGTTGGTACAGCTGGTTCTACTACTTTTGACACAGACACAATTCTTTCTTCAAGAGAGAAGCTACACAAGTCTCTATGTCCAAAAGATAGTGAGCGTTATTTCCTAGGTGATTCTACTGCAATGCGTTCTGCTGTTAATGCACGTAAAGGTCTTTTCCAAAGTTCAACAGAAATTGATAAGCAGTACAAGATGGGTTACATCGGTACTTCTGACGGTTTCCACTGGATGGAAAACGAGCTTCTTAACACACACACTCTAGGTAACGATGTTACTGGTGTTGCTGTTAACGATGCAGCTGCAGCTACTGGCGCTTCTACACTTGCTGTTGATGGTCTTACGACTACAACTGGTACAGTAACTAAAGGTTCTGTATTCACAATAGCTGGTGTTAACGCAGTACACCCAATCACTAAGCAAGACATGGGCTTCTTACAGCAGTTTGTTGTAACAGCTGATGCTACTGCTGATGGTTCAGGTGAAGCTACACTAAGCATAAGCCCAACAATCTACAGTTCAGCTTCTGATGGCTTGCAGAACGTTTCTGCACTACCTGCTGATGATGCTGCTTTAGTATTTGTTGGTTCTGCTTCTACTGCATACACACAGAGCTTGTCTTACCACAAGAACGCTTTCCGTTGTGTGTCTGTTCCTCTTATCATGCCACAGAACGCTGAATTTGCGGCACAAGAGACTGTAGACGGTATCACAGTTGCAGTTATTAGGGACTTTGACGTTAATACACGTAAGATGATTACACGTATTGACTTCNTAGGTGGCCTAGTTGCTGACAGACCTGAGTGGGCTTGTCGTATAACTGCCTAATAGAATGCGGGGAAGGGTGCATGTTCTCCATCCTTCCTCGCTACCTTTTAACTAGAGAACAATGAGGACCGGGAACAATGAAAATAGAATTACACAAAGACGGCGCCAAGAAGATAGTAGATAGTGACAACCTAGAAGTATTAGAAGCATTGGCTGAAGCAGGTTGGGAAGGCGCACCAGAATTAGAACTGGAAGACAACGTTATAGAATTAGAAGTCGAAGTATATGACGAACGTGACGAATTAGTCGCTAAATGTGCAGAGCTAGGAATTAAGCACCACCACGCACTAGGTGTAGAAAAGCTAGCTAAACTTATAGAAGACCATGAGGGGTAATAAATGGCCAGTGTCCTAGATATTATAACATCTGCAATGCGCAAGAATGGTGCTTTAACCAAAAGCGAAACGCCTTCTGCTGATGAGTCGGCAGACGGTTTACAGATGCTTAATGATTTGATTGGCAGTTGGTCAACAGAATCAATGCTAGTGACAGCTAGGACTACTGAGACATTTAATTTAACGGGCGGCGCTGGTGCTTACACAATAGGCACTGGCGCTACCTTTAACACCACCAGGCCAATGGTAATCACAACAGGTTACATTAGGTCTGGTACTACGGATTACACACTGGAATTAAAGGATGATGAAACATTTGCTGAAATAACGCAAAAAGACATCCAGTCAAATATTCCACTTTATCTAAACTATGATAATGCTTATCCAACAGGAACAATTAACATCTGGCCAGTACCATCTGCTAGTTACACAATCACACTACTATCTGAAAAGCCTTTAACTGCTTTTAGTACAGTAGATGAAACAGTAAACCTAGCACCAGGCTGGAACAGGGCTTTGGTATATAACCTAGCTGAAGAAATGGCCTTAGAATATGGCCAGCCAATATCACCAACACTAGCTAAGTTAGCTAATGAGTCCAAAATGGCTATTAAGCGTTCAATTGCTAAAAATAGAAAGATGGACGTTCCAACATTCTTGGATAACTTTAACACTGTATACACAGGATACTATAACTAATGAAGATTGGGTTAGTAGGACCATCATACCAACAAGTATCGTTGCCATTTGATGCGCAGCGTACTATTAATTTGATACCTATTGCTGACCAGCAAGGTAAGGAAGTATCTTCATTATTGGGAACACCAGGATTATCGGCATTTGGTACTGCGGGAACAGGTCCAACAAGGGGAGCGTTTGCATCAGCGAACGGTAGGGCGTTTTTTGTTTCGGGAGCTAACTTATATGAAATTGATTCAGGTGGCAGCACAACTAACCGGGGCACGTTACTCGGTAGTTCTGGTAACGTATCTATTGCTGAAAATACGACAGATTTGGTTGTATGTGATGGTACTACCCTTTATAGGCTTGTTTATTCTACTAACCTATTTGAAGAAATAACTGATGTTAGTCTACCTGACGCTGGAACGGTTACATCACTAGATGGTTACATTATCGTAAACGAAGTAGACACTGGTAACTTCTACATATCTGGCTTAGATGACGCTAGTACGTGGTCAGCATTAGACTTTGCTAACGCAGAAAGTTCACCAGATAACCTTGTAAGGGTAATAGCTGCTATTGGTCAGCTTTGGCTACTAGGTGAACAAAGTAACGAAATATGGACAAATACTGGTGCTAGTGCGTTTCCATTTGAATTAATTAGTGGTGCTAAAAACGATTACGGCATCATAGCGCCCCATACAGCCGTTGAAATTGATAATAGTCTATTATGGGTCGGACGTGATAAAGCGGGTTCTGGACGCGTATATAAGACAACAGGGTATACTCCGCAGCGTATTTCTACTGAAGCTATCGAAATTATCATCCAGGCTGCTAGTAGCAAGGCTGAAATGCGTAGTTACACGTATGAAAAACACGGACACGTTTATTACGTTATTACTGGCGGCGGACTAGAAACTTCACTAGTTTACGACTTAACCACAGGCTTGTGGCATGAAAGGGCGTTCTTAGAAGCGAACGGTTCATTTTCACAGCACTTGGCGGCAGATGTGATATTTGCGTTTGATAAGCACTTAGCGGGGGATAGAAGGAATGGAAGTATTTACGAACTTAGCCTTGATAACTACAGCGACGCTGGCTCTGACATTGCACGCGAAAGAATTTACACTCACCTTAGTGACGAAGACAAAAGAATAAGGTATAATAAACTTGATATTGGCGTTGAAACCGGTGTTGGCCTTCAAACAGGTGATTACACAGACCCGCTATTATCCTTGCAGCTATCTAAAGACGGCGCTCGTACTTGGTCAGATTGGTATACGACCCCGGTTGGGAAAGTAGGCGAATACTTGACAAAAGTTACGTTTAGACGCCTAGGAATAGCTGAGCAAATGACCTTTAAGATTAGATACACAGCACAAACGAAATTTGCAGTCACAGGGAGTTACATCCAATGACCGTAAATGCACCACCACTTGACCAACAGATACTAGACCAAGCAGGGCAAACAGTTCCTGAATGGTTACTTTGGTATGATGCTATTTGGCGTGGTGATGCTGGCACTGATTGGGCACCTACATTTGTGAACTTAACTGAAAACGGCGGTAGTGCTTCTATTACTGGTCGTTATTTCAGATTATCACGTTATTGGGTGTTGTTTACAGTTAGTGTTGCTTTGGGAACAGCTACTGACACCAGCGCTACAGCAGGAAGCACTTACATAAACAACTTCCCGTTGGACGTTAACGGCGATGGTCCAGTATTTGCAGTATCTAATGGCACAGGAACGGGTTCTGGCCATGTAGAAGCAGCAACAGACAGAATATATGTCCCAGCGTGGACATCGGTAACAACTCCCTTAACATTAATCGGACTAGCAGAGGCGACATAAGATGGCATACGGTGACCAATATTTAACTAACCCACACTTACAGAGTGTATATGGTGGTGCATTATTTAA